AATTGCTTGGGGGTCATGAGGATTTCTATATCGTCATGACAGAAAATAACATAATCATCTGGTTTTATGTCTTGGCACCCTGTTTTGTATGCATCATACATGCTCGGTGCATTTACCATAAATGTTACTTCCCATCCCGCTGTGTGGAAAAATTGGGTTAAAGCGCCCACTGTGGTCGTCCCATCATCTCTTTCCGCTTGCGGCTTTCTCGTAGCTATGATTACATACCTTCCCATGCTATATAATAGCGTGGACCGGGCCGAAATTATTAAAGAACTGAAGAAATGTGCGGAAAGCCCTGCTTATTTCATTAACACCTACGTAAATGTCGTGCACCCCGTTAAGGGTGTTGTCCCCTTTGCTTTATTTCCATTCCAGGAACGTATGATTGGGGAAATTCATGATAATAGGTTTACCCTGGTACGTAAGTTTCGCCAAGCCGGAATCACCACTTTAACGGCAGCCTACTCCTTGTGGACTATCATTTTTGAGGACCATAAGAATGTGATGGTAGTGTCCATTGGTGACAGGGAGTCCAGAGCCTTTTTAGAGCGCGTTGTGATGATGTTTGACGATTTACCTAAATGGTTGCAGCCTGTAGAAGTAATGCGCAACAAGCACACTCTGAAGCTCTCTACGGGGTCGCAGGTAAAGTCCCAACCCGCAGGGGCTGGACGTGGTGAATCGGTGTCTTTGCTTATCGTAGATGAAGCGGCTTTCGTGGATAAAATGCGGGAGTTTTGGATGGCAATCTATCCTACGATTAGTACTGGCGGTAAGGCTTGCCTTGTGTCCACGGTTAACGGCATGAGTAACCTTTACTATGAACTGTACAAGTCCGCGGAAAAAGAAGAAAATAAGTTCTATATCGTGGATATCAAGTGGAGAGAGCACCCGTGGTATACAGATGAGTGGTATGAGGAAACACGCCCCAACATGTCAGAGAAAGCTTGGCTGCAAGAATATGAGTGCCAATTCTTAGGTACGGGCGATACCTTCATTGACAGACACACCTTGGGAACTATCCAAGGAACCATGAGGGATGATTGGACTTCCAAGTACACACACCGTATGCGTGTATGGGAGGAGCCAAAACCTTATTATAATTATATCCTCGCTGCGGATGCTTCGTACGGGAGAGAGCGGGACCATTCTGCATTTCATGTTATAAACCTGTATAACGGACAGCAGGTTGCGGAATTTTATTCAAACGTAACTCCTATTAGTAAATTTGCTGAAATTATCGCAAAGGAAGGGTACCACTACAACACAGCTTTCGTGCAGATTGAAAGAAACGGGCTAGGGATGGCTCTCATCGAGCAGCTGTGGGATTACGTCGAATACGATAACCTGGTCATGGATGAGAAGGGGGAGTTTGGCGTCATGCTCACAACCAAAACTAGGGAAGTCGTATTATCAGATTTGGAAGACGCTTTACGTAAAGGAAAAATAAAGATTAATTCGGAACGAACTTTTAATGAACTAATTACTTTTATTATTAATGAGGATACTGGTAAAGTGGAAGCTGATGAAGGATACACAGATGATTTGGTTATGAGTTTAGCTTTGGCAGCACACACATTCGATGATATTCACAGGGGAAGCCCTGAACCTATGGGGTCAAATGAAAAGGATACTAAACCTGACCCTTACGCTGGCATAAGCACTAGATATCATAAAGATTTGGACCTTTTGGATTATAATAAATGGGTACTGAACCAAGATTAAACGACAACGATGAGCTCCTTGAAGAGGGAGCCACCGAATTCCCCGACCCACATACGTACGGCCGAGACGCTCCTGGCTACCGTGGCAGGTTCTTCGCGTTTTGGAGTAAGGTATTCGGAGAGAAGCCCAAGAGAGGGCGTCCTTCTAAAATGCAGCCATTGGCGGGTGACGCTAAAAGTGCTGCTGAGGAAACCTTTGAGGATTTCGCGGGTGGTTACGGACGACAAGGTACAGCCTACGCAATGCCTCGCGTCGAGCTTGAACGTAAACGCCGGTATAAAGAGTATGAAAAGATGGATGAGTACGCTGAAATTGGCGCGGCTCTAGACATTTATGCCGACGATGCTACTCAGGAAAATACCAAGCGAGAGATGTTCGAACTCAATACTGAGAATTCTATCATCAAAAAAGAGGTTGCGAGGTTTATTAAAGCAGTTCAGTTGGACAAGCATATTTGGGATATTGTCCGCAACGTCGCCAAGTACGGAGATTGCTTTGTAGAGAACGTTGTAGACCTTAATAATATTGAGGGGGGTATTCAGCGCCTTAAAATTCTTAACCCAAACTTCCTCTTTAGGATTGAAGATAAGTACGGCTACCTGAAGGAGTTTATCCAAGAGATTCCGGAGAAGAATAAGAACGCAAGTGATTACTCTACTAACTTCGTTCCCGATAAAAAGAAAAAGAATTTTATCCGTCTAGACAAAGACCAGCTCGTACACGTTCGTCGTCATACTTCGGATGCTAATTACTACCCATACGGGAAAGGTATCTTATCTTACGCCATCCGAGCATTCAAATCTTTGGTAATGATGGAAGATGCGATGCTCATCTACCGTATTCAGAGAGCTCCGGAACGAAGAGCTTTCTACCTTGAAACCGGTAACCTTCCGCAATCAAAGGTGGAAGCGTTTGTTGAACGTATTAAGAATAAGTTCAAGAAACAACCTATGTGGAATCAAAACCAAAACAGTATTGATTCTGCATACAACCCCCTATCTGTCGATGAGGATTTCTTTATCCCCATCCGAAATGGTGTAGGTACTAAGATTGATGTTTTGCCTGGGGCTCAGAACCTCGGCGAGACCGATGACGTTAAGTACTTCCGTGATAAAGTATTAGCTGCCCTGAAAGTGCCCAAAGACTTCATTGTCGAAAAGGACAACTCTCCAGAGCGTAAAGCTAACCTAGCTCAGCTAGACGTCAAATTTGCTAAGGCTGTCCAGAGACTTCAACGTGATATTGAATCTTCTTTGACCGTGCTGGTTAAGCGTCATCTCAAACTGGTAGGGCTTCCTAATAGTGTTATCCGCCCCGTTGAGATTAGACTCACATCCCCGTCGGACATGTTCGAGAAGCGCAGGTTGGAGACCGATGAACAAAAGGTTCGTATCGTCCAGGCTGTAAAGGGTTTAATGCTATTCGATGATGAGTACATTTACAAAACTTATTTTGGCTTTACGGAGTCCGAATGTCAGGACATGAAAGACCGTATGAAGAAGCAAATGGAGGAACAGCCTCAAGAGGACCCAATGGGTATGGGAGGAGGTATGCCAATGGCGGGAGGTCCGCCGATGCAGGGTGAGGAAGAAGATGCTAACGTTCCGCCTGAGGGCGAAGAAGAAGCAGGTGACCAAAACCTCGATGCGGATAAAGCTCCACCGGGCACTACCCAAGTTGGCAAGTCAGGTCCGGGAAAATAACGCTAGTAAAAAAAGTTAATATTTTTTGCTTTTGAGGTAATTAACTGCAGTATATACGTTTACACGTATGGGTGCACACACAATGGATATTACTAATATTTTTTATACACGGGACCAGAGTTTTGCCAAGATTAATCTTGCCATGAACTACCTCAGCCGTCTAGTTCGAGAGAATTTGACGGTTTTTGATTATGACGCGGGGTCCGGAGAAATCGCATTTTTATCCGACAGCGACAAGCTTATGAAGGCGGTTATCGAGCCTAATGGAGACTCGGTTACTTTAACTCAAATTCAGGTTGAGCCGGCGGATGAATTATTCTCAAATGAAAAAATTGATGAAGCGGTCAATTCCCAAGTATCAAAGTTTGTTCATTCCCTGCATGGGGACTCTTACCCGCAAGCCGAAGTTAGTTTTTCAAAGCTTTTGAATATATTTGAAAGTAGAGGAAATGTAAACGAAGCTCGCTCTAAGTTAGAAAAGCGCCGAGCTCGTTTTTCTGAGGTTCAAGATATTACAGACACCCCGGAGTTCGTGAAGTTAGCAGAAGTAAAAGAACAACTTATTGATTATGTAAAGGAAAACAAATCTTCATTAATGAAGTACGAAGACATTATCAATTCAGCTAAGCTAACTCACGCGCTTGGTAAAGTTTTTAAAGCTCCTACTACCACATGGGATGATTTAGTCTCTGAAGGGTCCGTTAAGATTCCGTATGATTCCAAGAAAACAGTGTTTGAGATGATTTGCACCCAAGAATTAATCCGCACTGAGCTTGTTGAGTCTAAAGAGAACTTTGCGCGTACCTGGATTAAGAATCCGAAAATTGCTGCTCTCGCTTCATGCATCTATAATGACGATGCTGCCGTAGAAAAAGCTCTACACGAGGCTTTAACTGAAATCCCATATCTAGCATTGGCTGCTAAAGCCGATATCAAGCGCGTTTTTTCTGCTGTCTATGAGTCTAGTGACGTTAAGGGGATATCCCAAAAGGATATTCGTGAATATGTTGCCAAGATTTTTGAAATGAAAAAGCCTCTTAAGGTTGGTGTTATCCGTGAACTTAATGAGTCCTACGGTATTAACGTACAAAACCTTAAGTTTGTCCCGACGTTTTCTAACTTAGCTAAAGCCCAGTCGGTATTCTTTGAGGCGCTCTCCCGAATTTCTGAAAAGGAGAGCGTCGTTCGCGATGTATGCTCTAACTTTGCAAATTCTCTGCATAAGAAGAACGGCATTCAAACCCTAACCATCAATGATTTCATTGCTGAAATTCTAGAGTCCGCAGATATCAACACCGACGGTGAGCTCTTCCGAGTAACAAATCTGGATACCGTAATGGAAAGTGTTCAAGAGGCTAAGAAGAAAGACGATGGCGAAAGTAAAGGAGACAAGGGAAAGGATAAGGACGACCCTAAAGCCAAAGACTATGAAAATGGTGGCGACCGCAAAGGTGATAAATCAAAATCCGGTAAGGGAAAAGATTTTGAAGATGAAGACGAAGACCCCGTAGGAAAGAAAAACGGCAAGAACGGCAAGAACGGCAACGGTAAGGATTTCGGGGGCAATAAAGGCGACAAGTCTAAGACCCATCCTGGCGAAGAGGACTATGAAAATGGCGAAGAGGACGAAGACGAATTCCCACTTGCTAAAGATAAGAACGGGAAGAAGAAAAAGAAGAAAGGTAAAAACGGCAAGAACGGCGATGAGGAAAGCGATTTAACTCCGGCTGAGCGCGCTGATGAAAACATCGAACAAGAGTATGCCACCCCTGAGGAAGAAGAAGACCTGGATGCTCCTGCNGGCACTAGTGAAATGGACACCCTAATGGGCGAACTCGAACAACTTTTTAAAGAGGTTGATTGGGAAGCAATTGCNCAGGAAGACGATGAAACCGAGTATGATGGAGAAGATGATTTCTCAGACCGGCAAATCGCCAGCCCTGACGGGGAGTTCAATGATGAGGAGCCAGGAACTCCTGATACGGAACAACAACTTTAAAGTTCTTCCATATATCCTTGCTTTAACCAAGTCAAATTATAAATAACAAATTTTTGGTGTAAGCTATGTAACATAGTAAGCACATTATACAATTCTGTAATAGACTCTTCTGATACATTGGAAGAGTCTATTACTTTTTTAATGCGCTCACGACAGAATTTGAGGTCTTCCGAGTCTTCGGGCTTGAGTTTGCTGAGGGCAGCGATATAATCTGTTTTCTTTTTAACCATTTACTTCAATTTTTAAAGATTTGTAGGCACGCTTGCGTGCGAGAGAATGTTCCTTGAGATAGGGAACCGTGTCATTGAAATCATAGATGCTCACAGTCTGTTTTGACTCATGAATTCTTAAAGCCCGTCCTAGAGCTTGTAAGGTAGCGATTTCAGATTTTAAGCCGCGGGCGTTAATAAGGTGAGTTATCTCTGGGATATCTATTCCCGTCTGCATGATTTTAGTTCCTATGAGTACAGCCTTATCCTGTTTTTTAAATGTGGATATCACCGCTTTACGGGTTAGAACGTCATCTTTGCCTTCCAACGTGACCGCTNCGGGGATTAGCTTTTTAAGAATTTCTAAATGCTTTAAATTCTTCACTAGGACTAGAACCTTCCCTTCTGTAATTTGATAGCACAAATCTCGGATTTTATTATTTCGCGCGGTAGAGTTGATAATATGAATATCGTAAATATCAGCATATTTGTGGTTTAACATCGAGTGGTCCTTGTACGGGGGCATCTCTAGGAAATTAACGGTCGGAGGNGTAAGAAATCCATCCTCCACNAGGTCCTGGACATCCACCTCAGATATCACTTCACCTAGGTAAGCCACTAGGTTTAACTTTGCGAACCTATCTTTAGGGATGGTCGCGGACATTCCAAACCTGTAACTAGCGTTAGGGAAGGAAGATACCACTTTGGTCGCTAGTTTACCCTTGGAAAATTCGTGAACTTCGTCAAAAATTAAAAAGTCCGAGGTTTCCAAATGAGTGTCGATGATGCGGTGGATTGATTGAACCGTGCAAAGTGTTATGGGTTTAACATCATAACCATCACCAAAGACAATCCCGACGTCAAATCCATGTTTTTTGAGAAAATCATAGGTCTGCAACAGCAAACTCTTCTGGGTGAAGAAGATTACGCCGGTAAGGTTCCTAAACGCCCGAAGCAACCCCGCTAAAATAATGGTTTTACCCGCGCCTGTAGGAGCGTTAATAAGCGCACACCGTTTTTCTAGGGCTAATTGCACTAAAGAGCGTTGATAATCCCGAAATTCGATGCTCTCTAGGTCTGTACTTTCAATAACAGGAGAACTTCTCTTATCTGTAACCGTGAAATCTATCTCCGCGTCCGATAAATCGGACTGAATAAATGGAATTAACCCTGTTCCAACGCAGCCTTTCTCGGTTATGAAATATTTGGAGCCGTCCCACCCCCTCTTATAAGCTTTGCTATATTGGTGACCTGGGATTTTGGCACTATACTTCTTGCGAAGCACGTTTAGTAGCTTTTCATTGTCGGTCATAAGAAAAGATTTATGGTTTTTTAATAGAATCTCCAAAACAACACTATTATAGATATATTCTCTTTTAAAGAGAGTAAAAATATGACTAAAACTAAACAGAAATACATTAAATTAGACGTGCCTTACCCNGCAATCGCGATTGACGACTTTGTGAACCCCTCGTTATTGCGTGCTGCTTCGAATAGTTTCTCGGAAGTGAGACCTAACGACTGGTATACCTACAAAGGGGATACTGATACCAATCGCGCTTACAAGAAAACTTCCACGTTACGACATACTATAACCCCGCCGGCGTTAGCGGTATTGGATTATATCGCAACACACTTTAACCCCGCTGATTATTTTGAGGATTTCGGCATTTCCGTCGACGTATTCCCAGACTTCGGGTATTATGGCGCAGGAATGCATGAGTTGCCGGAAGGAGGATTCTTAGGAATGCACTTGGATACAGATATACATGGAGGCAATAAGAAATGGCGACGTGAATATAGTGCTGTACTATGTGCCTCAGAAGAATATGACTCTAGTTTTGATTTAGTTCTCCACGATGGGAAAGGTCAACACGCAAAAGTCCCCTATAAATTCAATAGATTAATGGTATTTAAGTGTTCTAACGCTGACTTCGTATATAAACATGAGTACGAGTCGTGGCACGGGATTCCTANNCCCATTACCNCAGGAATGACGCGTAAAACGTTACCTGTATTTTACTGGTCAACTAACGACTCCAGTACAACCGACCGCAGAGTGAGAGCTACCTTCAATAAAGACTTGCCA